GCCGCCTCCTCCACCGCCGCCACCGGAATCACCGCCAAAAGCTATCTGAGGTTTTAAAAATGAAAGTAATATATTATACATGCTCTAGCCACCTTTGTTCGGATAAACTCCGCGCCGTTGGCCTCTATGCGACCAAACTTTTTTAACCTCTGGAAACTCCAACTTAAACATTTGCCGAAGATCCCTACAAAAACTCAACACTCCAGAAGAGCCGTTGGGGGCAATCATATCAACAAAAACTAATTTGTCACCTATTTCTCGACTAAAAATTTCTGGACCCCAATAATCTCTTGTCTCAAACTCCTCATCCGTCATCCAAGCCCACGTCACAAAGCCTGCACACGATCCACCCTCGTTATGCCAAATCTTATACTGACCACTCTCAATCGCAGGCGATAACCGCCACGCAATAGTGCTACTAGGAAAAGTCGAATACGGTAAACACGTTGTCCATAGATCAACGCAATCTATAAAATCTGCCTGCTTAGACATTAGTAACGGCCTAAACCGCCAAATAACGGAACAACACCACCACCCATTAACTGAACAGGCGCACTTCCAACATTCGCGCTATTACCTAATGCACGACCAATCGGCGCAATTTGTGGCTGTGGCTGCATTTGCATCTGTGGACGCATCTGCATCTGCTGACTCTGCAAAAATTTATTTTTTCTAGTGCCTAAAGCCCTTTTGAAATTTGCACGACCAGATGCACTGCCGCCATACCCATTAATCTGTGTAGACAAATTAGGATTAGGTGCAGGACTAACTGCGGATTGTCCGCCCATCTGAGGTGGAGGTCCACCCATAGGCGCACCCATCATTGGATTTTGCATTGGATTCGTCGGCATCATCGGATTCGGAGCAGAACCACCCATCGGATTCGGCATCTGAGGCTGTCCCATCGGTTGACCCATCGGCATAGACGTTACAGCTACCATAGAATTATCTCCAAATAAATTTTATCTGTTCGCAGTGTAGCAATAAAATAAAATTTAATCAATCACCTCAAGTAATCCATTTTTAATCATGCTACCAGCTAAAGCATCCCTGTCATGAAAATAATAATCTTTCCCATTCCATTCACACATCTCCATCGCAGAACGACGCATAAACAAACGCTCAGACTCAATCCCAAAAGATAAAGGACCATATCTGCGTACCTGCATCACAGGAACAACCTCAGCAGGAGTTTGCGCAAAAAATTCAAACTGATCACCGTAATTTAACCTATATTTAGGCACTGTTAAGCTCCATTTCCATCTTATAAGATACGGTATGGGAAGATAAGGGAGGCGTCAATGGATTTTTTTGAAAAAAATTTTTGAGGGGGTCTATGGGACCCATAGTAGGTGAAAAGTTTTTTTGGGGTAATTGTTCGAGTAAAACACTGTGTAAGTCTCAGCCTGACCGACATATACAAAAAAGGGGGGGTATACCCCAAATTAACCCCGATACCGAACATTTGTTCGGGTTGCGTAGGGTACCTTGGAAAAGTAAAAAGCCCGCACTAGGCGGGCTTCTCTGAGCTTCTAAGATGGTACGCTAGCCTTATGCTAGCGCGCCTATTCTGTTTCTATCTGATAGCGTTGATATTCTATTCTGCCACCATTCGAACAAATCATCATCAACATTTGCCCATATGCTTTCAACGCCGCGGCGGTTTTCTGGAAGCAATTGCGCCGCGTTACCTTGCGTTTCTACACTGAATAAAACCGTGTAACTTGTATGATGCGTTCCATCACCATAACGCGCACCATTCGCTTGTTGCGTGCTAGTGACAACCGCCGCATCACCAACGCGTGAACGTATCTCACTAACCGCGGCGCGTACCCTTTGTTCACTACAGCCTGTTGCGTCCATGATTTCCTGTGTAGTCGCGCCACCATCGGAACGCATCATGTCATATTGAACACCAACGCGAGCGCCGCGTCTAAATGGTTGCTCTGGCGTATCAGTTACAATTGTTCGGTTGCCGCTTTCAATTCTGTTTTCAACAGTATGCAAAACAAGATTGTTTAAAAACTTAACCCAGTTAATAATCTTGGCCGCTTCAATTGTACCGCTTGCCTGTCTGAATTCAATTGTACCGCGTGACCATGTTTGTAAGTTAATTGATGTAAACTTGCCAAACGTTAATTCACTAATAGTTGAAGCTTGTTCAATGCGGCGCGTACTTAATGGTGAGCAATAACGATTATCAGTACGTGAACGAGGGAACATAGAATTGACCGCGTCTTGTTGTCTTGTATATCGACGCATAATATCTTGAACCGCTATAAAATCCATTGGATCAGAATGGTTTGCAAAAAAGCGTCCAGTTCGTTCTTTAACGTCAATACTTTCACCACAAAATTGAGTTGCGGTTGTATCGCTATTAAGCGGCGCGTTACTAATGTGAACGTGCAAACCGCAAGATGAATTCACGCTTGCGCCAACTTCATCCAATACACGGCAAATTTTCTTGATATAATCAAAAGCAAAATCACATGGTGCTAATGGTGGCAAAACTATTTCTGCATCCACTCGCGGCGTTCCATCGGGTTTTACATCACAACCGCGAATGTTGGCATTATTTAAAGCATTGCTAACTACAGGAATACTTGCGCCATATGTTTCTATTTCTAATCCAAATGTTAATATGTAAGTCATTGTTTTTGTTACCTTTTTTACTAGAATGTGACGGGAAAACCCCCTCACTAAAAATATATTATACCATATAATCCCATATAACAAGGGATAAAGCGAACAATTGTGAAGTTTATTTTAAAACCACTGGAACGCATAACATTGCTATAGGTTAAATAAAGCGAACAAGTTTAGATTTTTTTTTACAATTATAATGTAATAACATATATGTGTATGTGTATATGTGTATGTATATATATCTATATTTATATAGTATATATAACCCCGACCCCGAACCCCGAACCCGAAAGCCCGATCCCCGAAGCCCGACCCGATCCCGAAGGATCAGGTTAGATTTTTATGCATCTCGATATTCTTGTTTATCCCAACAATCTTCAGCTTCTTCACGAGTCATGTTTCCCGATTGCATTGCGTCTGCGATCCAATCTGATTTAAACTTACTCCAATAAGAGGGAAAATTTTTCATGATCTTTATCCTTTACTAAAATAGTCTACATATTCCTGAGCCGACTTGCGAGTCCAAAACTCTTGGATACAACCTCCATCTACTACATGGTAAACAGTCACCCCGTTTGAATTCTTTACCTCAGTGATTTCCATCTTTCATCTCCTTTACTAGAATAATCCCACATTATCCCACACTATATATAATGTCAATAGGCAAAGTGAAAAAAGATTCAGCTGCGGTCCTGCCGGACTAACCCGAACAATTGTTTGGGTTGTTGCTGCTCACGAGCTGCCGGAAATTTTTTAGGATTTGCTGCGTGCTGCCGCTGCGCTGCTGCGAGTCCGGGTGTAACCCGAACAATTGTGCGAGTTGTGCTGCTTGCTGCGGCTGCGTTTTCTGATTCTAACTTTCTGCTGCTGCGGGCAGCGAGTCATCTTGCTGCTGCTGACTCAGCTGCACCCCGAATAACCCGAACAATTGTGCGCTTTGTCATCCCGCGCTGCGCTGCCGGAAAAAAAATTTTCGCAGCAAGTTTACGATATGGGGATAAAAGTTGCAGCAGTTTCCCTTCTGTGTGCTGCTTTTGGCTACCCCGAACCCGAACAATTCTTCGGTTTATAACCCCGATTCAAAATCTTCGCTGCGCCGGGCGTTTTGCTGCTGCCGCTAACCCGAACAATTTATCGGCTTATATCCCGGCGAATAGCAGCCTGAATCATGAGTCCCGAACCCGAACAATTTGTCGGGTTATGGTCCAGACAAAGTGATGGCAGCCCGAATCTTTATTTTTTGCTAATGGATTTTAAAGAGCGCTGAGGCTATCCCGAACAAGTTTGCAACCCCGAACCCGAACAAGTTTGCTTCAGGCGCTAGGCGGTGCGTTTCTGGGCGTCTAAGACCCCGCCAGCCACCCCACACGGAGCGCAACCTGCGCTATACAGCTTCTTCGTTATCGTATGTTATGTCGATTTGTTCGGTTTTTGTGGGATTTGCTTCAGGTGTTACATCAATCATGCGATCTTTAGCGCGAGTCATAAAGTCTTGCAACTGCTTAACGATTTGATCCCGTGTCATATTATCAACGTTTTCGTGTGTTACATGGCTACGGGCTACCATAAGACCCGTTACCTTGAGTCTGAGTTCTTCTGCTTTAATAGCCGCCCCGAAGTTCCCTGCTTCCCATGCTTCATCTCTGAGTCGTTGCATATCCCGAACAGATTTGGTTACAGAAACCCCGTACTTACTTTCGAGTTCCTGTCTCATTTCTTCCATTCGCTCTTTAACAACTGGATTGTTAAGAAGCTGAACGGCTCTCACATTCGGCGACTTATACCCTGCCGCCCGAGCCGCACCCGTCTGGGTCATATCTTTGTGAATATAATTATCTAAAAACTTTTGCTGTTGCGGCTGCAACCTACGTCCGCCCTT